GATTAACGGCGTATCTCTCACTTTAGACAGCATCAATAACACGCCGCTTGGCAACATCACACCATCAACAGCCAACGTCACGACGTTAAATGCCAGCGGTAACGTGGTTTTAGGTGCCTACACTGGTTACGTTTACGCCAATGGATCTGGTGCTAACGTCACAGCAAGCACGACCATTCCTAATTCTGGTCTGGCTAACAGTACGGCTACGTTAGGCAATGCAACCATTACCCTTGGTAGTACAACGTCAACTGTTGGAAATCTCACGCTCAATAACGTGACGATCAACAGCGGCAACGTAGCTGTTACTTACGCAAACGCCGCATATCATATTGCCACTGGTAACATTGCGGCCAACACAAATTCTGGCGTGTTTTCGTATGGCAACCTCTCGTATTCAGACACGGGAATTATTGCGTCATATGCCAATAGTGCAAACACCTATGTGCAGATTGTGTTGCAAAACACCAGCAACGGGTCCAACGCATCAAGTGACTTTGTGGTTACTAATGACACAGGCACAGCGTATGCCGATTTTGGTGTGACATCTAGCACATTTGCTGGCACTGGAGCGTTTTATAAAGCAAACACTCCATATCTATATGCTGGATCGTCAGATCTTTACATTGGTACCATCAGCAATAACGCGGTGCATTTTGTTGCAAACAACGCAACCACGGATGCAATGGTCATCAATGCCAATAACACTGTGACATTGACGGCTCTGGCCGCTGGTACGTCTTCAAGTGCAACATTTGCAACAGCTTCCCTGCCTTTGGTTCCAGCAGGTTATCTGACAATCAACCTTAACGGAACTAACGTCAAAATACCTTACTACGCGGTGTAACATGGATCAGAATCTCATCAATATCTTAATCGCTGTCGTTGGAGCTGTCGGTGGGTGGTTGTTTAAGGTATTGTGGGATTCGATCAAAGAACTTCAATTTGATATGAAAGAGATCGAGAAAGAGCTGCACACTGAGTACGTTAGCAAAGACGATTTCCATGTGGCCCTTGATGAGATCAAACAGATAGTGCAACGGATTTTCGATAAATTAGATGGCAAGGCAGACAAGTAATGGATTTCGACACGCTTTCCATTGTCGAGTTTGGAGATAAGGAGGGGCTAGAACGGTTCTTGTTTGAGAACTCTGTTCAGCACCAGTTGTTTCGTGACACTTTCTTCCAACAAAACATTGAGGTTCCTGCATACCCTCTCTATGAGGTTGACCCCGATAACCTCGACGACTGGCTTCTTGCACACCAAGTCGAGCATCAGTTCTTTTCAGCTCAACTAGGATTGTCTAATCCTTTCAATATGTTAGATGCTGACTTTGGTAAGCAAGACGACTTCTATGATTGGTTAGGACAGCATCTTACGGCGCATGAACAGATCGCCCAAGCACTAGGATTATCGTGATGGTTGCACCAGCAGAACCCGTCCTGAAAACCAAGATGGAAGACATGGGCAGCTTGCGTGGCCCTCGTAAGCCCAAGGCTCCTGAGCAGTTGCGGCCTGTCGAGATCATCAAACAATCGGCAGCAAAAGAAGCGCCTAACATGAACCCAGATCAGGTTCTCTCAACGCTAAATGCGCTTGTGCAGCGCGGTGCGGTAAGGTTGCTTCAAATCGGTAACACCGTCTTTAGTATTATTCCCAAGGGTGGGAACACGGCTGAGTTTCACACGTTTACGGTCGAGGCACCTGAGAAGCTGGTGGATCGGTTCAAAGCTGGTGCAAACAGCCTGAAGCAGATGGGATTCAAACAGGCTGTCACCTATTCGGATAGCCCTGCATTTGTTAAAATGGCCGAGCAGACAGGATTGCCAGTAAAGGTCACGCACGGGGAGCAGACCGTTCAGGGCAAGAAAAAGCCTGTGTATCAGTTTGTATTGGATCTCTAATGCCAGCCGCCGCAGTTGTCCTCCCTATTGCAGAAAGTCTTGGCCTCGGTGCATTAGGTGCAACGGCGGCAAGCGTTGGCACGGCTGCGTTAAGCGTTGCAGGGATTGAAGCGAGCACGGTTGTAGCCAGCACGGTTGGCGGAGCTTTAATTGGTGCCGGTGAAGGTGCAATTAATGCTGCCATTCAGGGCGGTGACATTGCTAAAGGCGCTTTGACAGGCGGTGTAGGTGGCGCTGTTTCTACCGCAGTTGGACAAGAAGTTGGCCAGGCTTTAGGCGGTGGACAACCTTCTCCTACCGCTTCCCCAGATTATCCGGGAACTGCTGTTGGCGCTCCAACGGTGCCTACTGTTGGTGGAATGCCAGAATTGGGATCGACCGCTGTGGGTGCGGCAAGCCAAGGCGCAGGAACAACCGCCGCTGCTTTGGCTTCCGGTCAACCCCTCAGTTCAGCTTTGCAAGCTGGTTTGCGCGGCGCTGAATTAGGTGGAATTGGCGGCTTGGTAACAGGTTTAGCCAAATACGATTTTGGTGTTGACCCAAGCACCGCTGGTGAGATTGGAACCGTTGCAAAATCATTGGCCGGTTACGCTCTACCGCCGGTTTCTGGGGACACTTCACAGCCAATCAGTTCTGTTCCCCCTTCATCATCAACCGGAACACAGGCATCTGGCACTGGTCAAACACTTGCCTCTTTGCCAACTTTGACTGGTCCAAGCCCGACTTTGGCTCAATCTCTGTCAATTGCGCCGACTTTGGGCTATACTCCGACAGGAACGGTTTTTGGCTCCAGTGACACGGAAAGCCCTAAACAGAATGTTTGGAACGTAGGTTCTCTCAGGAATATTGGTTCGGCGGAGTCGTAAATGTCTGATGCTTTTGGTTCATTTTATTTGCCGCCAGAAGGAACCACAGGATCGGCGGCTGATTACGCAAGCTCATTTGGCGGCGTTCAATTGCCGCAAGCGCCCGCGTTTGATGTCACGACCACGCCTGCTGCTCCCGCTCAGACATTTGCTCCTACTGATACTGGTTATACGCCGACATTTGATTTCTCTGCGTTTCAACCCGCTGCACCGTCTTACACGCTATTTAATCAAGGCAATCAAGCATACCAGGCGGCATCTCCTGCTATTGGGGCTGATTTAACATCGGCGCCGCTGCCTTATAGCCAATATGCAAGTGCGGGAGATTTGGCAGGCACAGCTCCTTCTGCAATTTCTCCTGCATTGTCACAAGCCATTCAACGCGGAACGGACATCTCGTCTATTTCAGACATTCTTAGGGCATATGGCGGTCCTTCTGGCGCTATTGGCACCAGCGGATTGTATGCACAGCCGGAAGATACAACTGGCACGACGCAACAACCACAACAGGGCGGTGGACTCTCTGATATTCTTAAAGGTCTTGGAGGTGTCAAAGGTTTGACATCTATTGCCGGTGGCCTTCTTGGTTTTCTTGCCAACCAACGCGCTCAGCAACAAGCTGCCGACGTTGGAAACCAAATTCAACAAGCCTATCAAAATGCCGCACAGCAGACTCAAGCACTTGCTCAACCATATATCACGGCGGGAACGCCTCAATTAAGCATGGCATTGCAAGGAAACCTTGGTCCTGCACAGTTACAACAATACCAAGCTCAGCAAGCTCGTTTGGCTCAAGCTGCGGCTAAATCCGGTGGCGTTGGTGCTATTCAAACCGCTGCGGCTGAACAAGCTGCTTACCAGCAAGCTCTACAGAACCAACAGGCTCTTGCGCTTCAGTTGTTGTCTCCTGGAAATCAATTGATGACGGCTGCAATTCAAGAGCAGTTGCAGGGCACAACGCAGGGTCTTTCAACGACCTTGCAGTATCAAACTATGGCTAATGAAGCTGCCGCTAAATTGTTCCAGCAACTTGGATCGGTGGGCGCTTCTACACCGCAAAGCCAAACTAACGCGGGAGTTGCATAATGACCGACGCATTTACACAACTCTCAACTCAAGTTCCTGATGGTTTTGGCGCGTTGTTAGCCAAATCAAATGAAGCTGCTAAGCCAGAGCTTGAAAAACAGCAAGCTGCTGAAGAAGAATTTGCCAAGCAAAAAGGCGATGTAATGGTCGCCAAGGCCAAAGAGATTGCCAAGACCAAACAAGCTGGCATCGGCGGCGAAATGGCAGTTTACAAGAAGTACGACAAGGAGTTGATGGCTCCTCCTCCGACCATTCAATACTCATCTGACACTGCTGAGGGGATGCAAAGCCTTGCTGTGCTTCTGCCTTTGGCTGGTGCTATGATGGGTGGATCCGGTTTGCTCTCAGGCATTGGCGCAATGAATGCCATGTCTGGTGTTCTTGAAGGTCATCGTCAAGGAAACCAAGATCGCATCGCGCTCGAACAGAAAAACTTCGAGCAAAAGATGAATGAGTGGAAGATTCACATGGAACAGGTGAAGGGTGCTTTTGACCGCGCTCTTCAGATGGCTAAGTTGAACGCTTCTGGTGCTCAAGCACAGTTGGAAGCCAAACTTGCCGAGCTGGATGCACCGCTCTTGTTGGCTGACGTAAAGCGTAACGGCATTTCAAATGCCGCTCAGCGCAATCTCAATACCATTGATAAAATGACAACAATGATTGAGCAGGCGCAAACCCGTATGTACACAAGCGCCGCAAATGCTTCTTTGCGTTATGGACCTCCTATGAGCGAAGAAGGAAAGCGTTCTGCTGCTGAGCAATATTTGCTGGGCAATACACGAGCTATAACTAATCTTTCTCGTCAACAAAAAGCAGAAATTTCAGATATGATTCCTCAAATTGCCAAAGAAAAAGGCATGTCTTCTGAGGATATTGTTGCAGCTCAACAAAGATTTATTGCTGATTCGGCTGAAGCAAGAACACTTGGTCAAATGACAGCTCGCACGGCTGCTCCTGCTGCTGAGGCTCAAAAGTTTGGTGAATACGCTAAACAACTTAGTAAAGAGGTGCCACGCGGTAGTTTTGTGCCAATTAATGAACTTCTTCAAAAAACAGAAGCAAGTATTTCTGATGCTAACCTTTTGTCATTAAGAGCTGCGGTCAATACATTCATTTCGGAATATTCTCGCGCTGTTACTCCGGTTGGTTCAAGCACTGATTTTGCTCGCAAAAAAGCGTTTGATTTGCTTTCTACGGCAACCAGCCAAGAAGCGTTTGATCGCGTTGTTGACGTAATGAACAAAGAAATGGAATACGCACAAGAAGCATTACGTGAGACAAAAAGTAAAGCTACTGGCGGATCAACTGTTCCTGCTCCTAATGTTCCTCCTGATGTTGAAATTAAATGGTAAGTCATTATGGCTAACATCACCATTACTTTTGATGACGGTAAAAACGCTGTTTATTCTGACGCTCCAGACACTTTGTCTCCAAGCGATGTGTATGCTCGTGTTCAAAAAGATTTTCCTAATCAAAAAGTAAAATCAATTGAAAGAAAATCTGCAACAACAGTTTCAGATGGAAGAGCTGGCCGCATCTCTGCACCTGCTGATACTTTTAAAGTTGAAGAACAAGCACCTTCATCTTTTGTAAAAGACATATTCCAAAGTATGTCTCCAGGCTTGGCCGTTCCGACAGAATCAAAAATGGTCACACCGTCTCAGAAGTCTGCAGAAACAAGCGGTTATCTTAAAGGTGCTGTTGCTGGTGTTCCAGGTGCATTAAGTCAATTCTTGAACATTCCCAGCGATGTTTATAATACCATTGCTTCACGCGCTCCTGTTGCGTTTCCTGGAGCAATCATGTCCCCGCGTCAGCCAAGTTTTGAACCTTTGAAACCTGGTGAATATGCACAAGCACCTCGGTTGCCAAGTTCTGAAGAAATTGGAACTGCCCTTTTCAAAGAACCTCAAACTGAAGAAGAAAAACGCAATCGCGCAACTGCGGCTATGGCAGCAGAACTTGCAACTGGCGCTGGCGCATTGGCTGCCGGTTCAAAAGTAGCTGGATTAGGATCAAGATTTATAGACGTTTTAAGAGGCACAGAACCGAAGAAAGCTCTTGAAACATTAACGGGACGTCTCACGTCAGGTGAAATTGAAAGAGAATTGATACCTCAACGTGGCGTAACTCCTCAAGATCTAAACGCTATCAAAAGCGAGATTTCTGGCGTTGATGTTGATAAAGTGGGTCAAAGTTCTTTAGATAAAATCAAAGCCAATGTGGATGCGTTGCAAAAACAACGGCAACAACTTGCTGCCCAAACTTATGGAGCGGCGCGTTATTCTATGGATACGCGTACAGCAGCGGGTGATGTGTTCCAAGAATCAAAACCTGGCAAAGATGTCATTCAATATTTTAGAAACAAGATAACGCCAGTTGACGGTCAAATTGCGGTATCTGAAGCCGAAGAAAAAGAAATTAATGGCATCCTAAGAGATCTTGTTGGTAAGACAGAACGTGTTGAGCCGAGTGCAATTCTTACCGAATCTGGTGAACCAGCCACTCCTGCATCTCTCAAAACAAGTTACAGCAGCCCTGATGTGTTGCGTGAATTGCTACGCCGTCTTCGTGATCGATCAAACGGAGCAATTGAAGGATATGCTGGTTTGAGCACACAACGTGCTGGTGAGTTTGCAGACAAACTTGCTAGTGCAATTGGAGATTGGGACGGAGAATTGGCTAAGGCCGACAAGCTCTATAGAGAACAATCAGAACTTCTCCACCCGACAAGAACTGCTCGCGGTAAAGCTGCCACAAAACGTGAAAAGTTCGATTTGAATGAATATGCAGTAGATCCCAAAACGCTGCCTCCTAAATTCTTTAACAGTAGGCAAGGCGTTGAGCAATTTGCTGATCTTGTTGGCGGGAATAAAGCGTTAGTTGAACAAGAAGCTGAAAAGTATGCTTTGAGTCAACTTAGAAACAAATCTCCAAAGGAAATGCGTTCATGGTTTAACGAAGCTCAAAAAGCTGGTTGGTTGAATTATGATGTTTTGCCACAAACGACAAAAAATGTCGCTGAAAGAATATATGCTTTGGAATACGAAGATATGGCAAAGCCTATTTCAAGTGTTCTGACTGATTTTAACAACGGCGTCATTAAAGCGGATGAGTTACCAGCAAAATTGCGGTCTGCTGTGGCTGGTGAAGGGTTGCCTGAAGAGCCCGTAAAACGGTTAATGAAAGAAATTGACGAAGTTGAAAAATCAACAAACAAAACAGAAAAAGCTCGTTCTTTGGTAAAAAAACTTGCTGTTGGTTCTGGTTTGGTGGGAATTGGTTACGAAATTAAAAACATTTTAGGAGGTCTGTAATGCCCCTCAAAAAAGGTTCGTCTCGCAAGACAATCAGTGAAAACATCAGCCGTGAGGTACGGTCAGGTCGGCCTCAGAAACAAGCTGTTGCAATTGCTTTGAGTTCGGCTCGCAAGTCTAATCGGAAGAGCAAGCGATGAGCAAGAAGAACGGTATCAATCCCGATCTTGAAAAGGCTATTTCGGATCTCTTGAAGGCATCCATGACGGCTGCTGACATTGACTTGGAACAGAAACTCAAGGTAATTGACCGAGCGATCAACCTTGAGAAACTGAAGCAAAAGGTTTCTGAGGACGAGTGGGGGAGTGGATTTGCTTCCTCGGATGACATCTAAGCGCCAAGTAAGGGGACGACATGGACGCTACAACATTACTGGCCGTGATCCGAGTAGGATTGTCGGCGCTGACAGATCGACTTTTAACCGTGTTGGCTTTGTGGATGAGCTTTGGGTTAGCCGCCTGGGCGATGTATATGCCAACTCAGGAACGACTAGAGATTGCCGCTGGATTTGGTATAATCGTGTTCATCCCAGCGCTAATGAAGGAGCGTCGCCGTGAAGGAAAAAGGCTCGAACAAGAACGTAAAGACGAACTACGTTGACCCAGGTACGGGTACGGCGGCTGTTCCTACTCGGCCTCAAAAGCCTAAAGACGCTATGGGTTTTGGCGGTGGCACCTTCAAGCCTGGCACTGCGCCTGCTGGTGGTTTTCAGGCTGTCTGGAATTTCTCTGGTCGCCCTAACGACTACAAGAACTCTCCGGTGAGCAAGCCTGAGAAGGGTACCATCTGATGGCTCAGTCAACCTTTTCCATGACCCAGCATGGACGGCATGAGCCGTTTGAGTTGCAAGTAGGCCGTGGTCAGATCCCGTATCACCAGCCGGTAGAGATCTTCGGTTTCAGCACCCAAGTTGGTGGTACTGCCCTTGGTCCGTTGTGGGAAGGTTTGACGCAATCAGGCGGTAATTACACGTATCCCAATGCGGCTGGACAAGTTGTTCTGTTGAGCGCGTCTGGTGCTACAGATGCCAACCTCAGTATTGCGATTCAGGGCTTGGACGCCAATTACAATTTGTTGTCAGAAGTCGTTACGTTAAACGGTTCTGGCACTGCAACATCGGTAAACTCGTATTTCCGTATTAACGGCCTGTATTGCACCAATGGCCTGAACGCTGGCAACATTACCGGAAAGATTGGTGGCACCTTGTATGCCCAGATCAACGCCGGTGTTGGTCAGACGCAAATGTCGATCTACACTGTGCCAAATGGTTACACCTTCTACTTGGCACATTTGCAAGCAAACGGCAGCATTGGCTTTACTTCCAGTGCATATTTTACTTTTGCTGAGTTTAACAAATTCAACCTGACATCGGCCTACACGCAGAATGGTTACACGTTTACCAACAATGCCAACACGACATTGCTGAGCCAGTCTCCGTTTGTGCAGATCTTTGAGATTCCTTACACGGTGCCTACAGCTCATCCGGGTGGCACTGACATCCAGTATCAGATCAAGGCAAGCTCTGGCGGTCCTTACACGGCTTCGATCTTTGCTGGTGGTTATTTGATTGCTAACGACGGAACATCGGTAGGTTACTAATGGCTAGTCAGGGCTTATACGCAAACATTAATGCTAAGAGGGAACGTATCCGCAAGGGTTCTGGTGAGCGTATGCGTAAGCCTGGCAGCAAGGGTGCTCCTACTGCTGAAGCGTTCCGTAAGTCTAAAAGAACAGCGAGGCGCTAATGTCTGGTCCTTCTCTTTCAGTCGGTCGCGGTGAAAAGCAGTCTGTCTCTGCTGGCGGTGGCCTGACTGAAAAGGGACGTCGCAAGTACAACCGTGCGACTGGCAGCAAGCTGAAAGCGCCGACGAAAGATCCTAAGAATCCGCGTCACAAGTCATTCTGTGCGCGTTCAAAGAAGTGGAAGGGTGAGCGGGGCAAGGCCGCTCGTAAAAGATGGGGTTGCAGATGACGATCAAGGAAAAGTTGCAGGCAGATCTTGATGCTGCCAAGGCGAAAGTCACAGAGCTGGAAACGGCTTTGGCTAACTTGCCTGCTGAAGTGGAAAATGTTGCTGAAGAGGCTTGGGAAAACATCAAGCAATTCTTCAAAAACCTTGTTTAAGAGTTTCATAGGCGAGGCTCATGGACCCGTTTACGATCCTCGCTGGTGCAACTGCGATCTACAACGGCATTAAGTCGGCTGTCGATTCAGGCGAAGACATGATGAACACGGCCCACAAGGTCGGTCATCTGATGTCTGAAGTTGCCAAGGTTGTGCAGCTTGTTTCCAATCCTCGCAAGAAGAAACTGTTTCAGTCTCAAGCTGAGTTTGAAGCAGATGCCATGAAGCTCTTTGCCGCCAAGCAAAAGGCTTTGAAACTGCAAGCGGATGCCAGAAACCTGTTTGTGTCTGAGCATGGCTTGGCAGCGTGGGACAGCATCCAGCGTAAAGTGATTGAGTTGCGTAAAGAAGCAGCGCGTCAGGCTCAGGAAGAGTATGAGCAAGCGATGGAAACGCGCCGCGATCTCATCATGGTGTCGAGCATTGTTGGTGGTCTGTTGCTTGTGATGGGTGGTATTGGAATATATTTGGTGGCGAGGGGATAACATGGCGTTCGGTATTGATGATGCAGTTGCAGCGGGACTGAAAGTTCTGGACAAGTTTGTTCCAGATCCAAATGCCAAAGCTCAATATGAAGCGGATTTGAGAGATGCTCTTAAAGGATGGGATCAGCAGCAAGCTGACACAAATACTGCGGAAGCTCAAAACACCAATCTTTTTGTATCTGGTTGGAGGCCTGCTATTGGTTGGGTTGGTGCGATTGGCCTGCTCTATCAATATTTATTGCGTCCAGTTGCCGTGGGTGCAGGGTGGCACGATCTGCCTACTTTGGATCAATCCCTTATGGAATTAGTGACCGCTATGCTTGGTATGGCAGGTTTGCGTACATACGAAAAAACACTTGGGGTCCACTCTAAATGAACGGAAATTTTGAACAATGTCTTGCTCTTGTTCTAAAGTCAGAAGGCGGGTTCGTCGATAACCCCAAAGATCCTGGCGGCATGACCAACCTCGGTGTGACCAAAGCGGTTTGGGAAGCCTATATTGGTCGTGAAGCTAGCGAACAGGAAATGCGCGATCTTGGCCCTTTGGACGTAGCTCCTTTGTACCGTAAAAGGTACTGGGACTTAGCAATGTGCGAAGATATGCCTGCCGGTGTGGATTATTGTGTGTTTGATGCTGCGGTAAACAGCGGCGTATCACAGTCTATCAAGTTCGTCCAAAGAGCACTTGATGTCGTCATAGATGGGGTGATAGGGCCACAAACACTTGGCGCAATACGCCAGCGTGACACTGAGGAACTTATCGAGCAGATCTGTGAGGAACGCCTTCAATTTCTGCAATCCTTAAGAACTTGGCCTACATTTGGTAACGGTTGGTCCAATCGTGTCACATCAGTGCAACAAAATGCGCTAAAGATGCTAGCATGATTCGCTAGGTTTTGCATCATGCCTTTACCAAGACCCGCAGATTACATTTTAGAGCAACGGTTTCAGGCATATATTCGAAACAACTGTAACTCTTCGGCAGCAGCGAGAGAATTAAAGATTGCCGAAAGCACGTTTAAGAAACAGATAGACTTCTACAGAGAAGCGCATCCTGAAAAATTTGATAACGCAGTATATCAAGCAAGAAACGGGCATTGGACTATACCAGCAACTCATACCATCGAACTGAAAAGCGGTTCTGTTCTGATTGGTGGTGATTTGCATATATGGCCTGGGCAAGAACCTGCCATGTGGAATGCTTTCTGCAAGATCGCGTGGCGCCTTAAACCGCAAGTAATCGTTCTTAACGGCGACATCATAGACGGCGCGAGAGTTAGTCGTCACGGCGCGTTATTAGGCCAGCAAGCACCCAAGGTGAACGACGAGGTGATCGCGGCCCAGAAGCTCCTCGGTATGCTTCCAAATGCCCAACATAAAATCTGGACGATGGGCAATCATGACATCAGAGTTGATAATTACCTTGCCAACCAAGCATCTGAGCTTGAAGATTATGCTGGCAAATTGAGCGACAGATTCCCGAATTACAAGTTTTGTTATGCCGTGGTCGTCAACGAGGTTGAGATCAGGCACAGGTTCAGAGGTGGTATCCATAGCGCGTGGAACAATGCCCTGCATTCAGGCGTTACCATCGTGACGGGTCACACGCATCAGTTACAGGTAACGGCAGTGCGTAACCGGCATGGTAGCCACTGGGGGATCGAAGGCGGTATGCTGGCCGATCCTAATAGTAAACAGTTCGAGTATGCCGAAGGAGCGCCAAGCCGCGCCCAAGAAGGGTTCGTGGTTCTTTCCTTCGACGAGGATGGGAAGGTAATGCCACCGGAGCTGTGTGAGATGGTTCGAGGTTATCCGGTTTTTCGAGGTCAGAAAGTATTTTGATAAAGGCGCAGATCAAATAGACCAGCGCCCCTATACCCATCATGACAGCCCAGTTATGCCTGCTGTTGAGACTGCTCAGCAACCAACTGACCTTCAAAAATGTAGCTTCCAACATGGCCGAGGTTCATCCAAGGAGCTGCATAGATCTTGCCACCCATGTTCCGCCAAATGCGGCAGAAGTGATAGTCTTCTGACAACAAGCGTTGCGTTTCGGGTTCAATGCTGCATGCGAAGAATTGATAGATTTGTTCTCGTGGCAGATTCGTGCCTGACAAGTCAACTACATCGTTGAGATAATACTTCACAACGTCTTTCATTTTCTCAAAGACAGAACGCTTGATGAGCATCATGCCAGTGCCACCTGCCCAGACCTCTAGAGGCTGATCCTGAGGCACACTGACAGTGCCAACGTAATCAACGAGATTGACGACCCAAGAGCCTGTAAAGTGCTTAAGCTGGTCTGCTGGCACACCACGGTTGACTGCGTTTGAGACTTCCATCCAGTTGATCTCTTTCTTTGGATAGATGCCCGTAATGATGTCGAGATCCTTATCAAACATCATCATGACTTGCTGAGCATCAAACCGGATGTCGGCATCAATGAACAGAAGGTGGGTGCAGTCTGTCTTGAGAAAGGCGTGAACTAGAGAGTTACGAGCGCGTTCTATTAGACTTTCGTTGAACATGAAGCTCGATGCCATCTGCCAGCCACGCTGTTGCATGGCAAGCTGGAGCATCATCATGCTCTGGGCATAGAACCCATAGCACTGACCGCCATACATGGGTGTAGCTACAAAGGCTTTAACGGTTGGTTCTGACATTTTGTCTTGTCTCCCTTGGTTTGAAAACGATGGTTCTGTGGTAGTTGCACCAGCTACCAGTCTGGGTAGGTTTGCCGCAGCACATGGTTTTCCAAGGGTCTGTATCTTCCTTGATGATAAACTTGCACTGAAACATTCGTGATGACAGGAAAGGTATCGGATTGATATCTATAGGTTTTTCTGGAAACACCACTTTTTTAACCGGACGTGGTTTGCGCGGTGGTGGTGGCAGGTTCTTCGGTTTGTGGTGTTTGTTAATTATCCCCAGCTTAATCTTGTGACGATGTAAAAAACCTATGACTGAGTTTCTGGAGCGTTTGATTTTGGCTGCAATCTGAGAGGCAGTGTAACCCTCATTTGCCATCTGGATCGCGGTGTCCCTGTGTTGCTGGGACCAGATGACAGAGTGAGCCATTACCAAGCTCCAAACCAAACGCCAGTGCCATGAATAACAGCAATTGGGACGATCAATGCACCAGCAATGAGAAAGCCCCATTTAGCTGTTTGCAAACACACAATCACATGAGTGAGCCATGATCCGATGATCCATATACTCACCAAATTTCCAGCTATATCATTCATCACTCCCCCTCCTTCAACGCATTCAATTCTTTTTCTTTCTCTTCATAAAGTGCGAAATATTTTTCGTATCGTTCTTCCCAATAATTGTCTTGCCATTTTTCAACGAAGTCTTTCACTTCAATCAGCAGCCTGACAGCAGCCCATACACCCATAACGATCCATGCGATTTCAACCAAATTGCTTGTATTTGTAATTGTAATCATCACTCCCCCTCCTTCAGTGTTGCACGGGCTTTATCTCCTCTATCATCATAAATTTCATCATCTATGTATGCAGAAACGGCGCCCCAATTTGCGTAAAATTTTAACGCTTCCCGCAACCGCTCATTCTCTTTGCGTAGATCAACAATGTGATCCAATGTCACCGGATCTGCGTAGCGGTTTGTCACCAGCCTCTTTGATTGATAGCCCGTCATTGCAACCTCATATTCTGACCGCGCAGGTTCATCTCGGTGACCGCACGGATCTTTAGATAAATGTGACGGGTTGCTTTGTGCTTGCGCTGTGCTTCCTTGAGCTGTCTCTGAAGCACTGCGATCTCATATCGAGCCTTTGGCTTGGTCGCTCGCCACCATAGGGTCGTAAGGTTTCTTAGAAATTTCCGCATTGTCCATCATCCCCATAAAATCTTCCCAGTGAAGTATAACAATTGCTTTCTTGTTGTCGGCTCGCGCAACAACAATCGGTATCTGCTCCTCTCTGGCAGCAGCTACACACTGCTCCAGCCATGTATATACAGCGATGTTCGCGTATCGCTTGCACTCGATCATGTAGCCGGGGAGATCTATGTCTCCCCCGCCTTCTCTTGTCTGTTCTAAATTACGCTTGGCGTCACTGAACCCGCGAGAGACAAGATCTCTGACAATCTCTCTCTC